TTATTGTATGCGTCCGTAGCTCCCAAAGGTTGTACCCATTCCGGGTAGCCGCTTTCGCTCACACCAATCGCCTTATACAGACTCACAGCGGTATCGGGAGTCCATTCAGCGGAGCTTGTGTGGTCTTGGAGGACTTGATAAAGCTGAGGGTCGCCTACGGAGTTTACACCATAGGAAAATACCTCTTTTGTTTTATAAGCCACTCCAACAGCATAAGCCGGATATACAGAGGGAATTTCCAACATCATTTCAAGCTGAGTATCAGCGTCAAGCGTACCTACAAAATATTGCAGAGCTTTTCTCATTTCTAAGGCAGTCTGAGTCAAATTCATATTACTGTACCTCCCCTGTCAAAAGTGCGTTCATAGCCTGTCTCATTTCCTCAAGTTCGAGGGAGAGAGCTTCTTCTTTCTTCTGCTGTGCGGTCTTTTCTCCAAGAACGAACCAAGACTTACCGTTGTCTACACGATTGCTCATAAGACGCATATCGGTAAAGGTCTCGGTAGTCTCGCCATCGGAGATTACTACGGTATCAAGACCACCCTCAAATACCGAGTCCTCGATAATCGTCTCGGAAATGTAATTATTTCCGTTGAGTTCGAGGTTCTTGAGTTTCGTACCATTACTCAATGTGATTGTGTACATTTTTACATACCTCCTTTAATTGTTCGTACAAAGTACATATATTTTGCCTTTGTAGTTTGCTCATAAGTTTGTAATGACCCTTAAACCACGATTGAAACCAATTCTCGAAATCCGTAGGACTGAGAATGTAGCAGAGCTTTTTCATTTTTCTTCTCATAGCGGTAAGACGCTTAGGATTGATTTTTTGAATAACCCTACCTGTTTCGGTCAGCGAGTATTGGACTTGTAAAAATCTCCAATAGTCCGACAGCTTGCAAATTCGAGTTTTCTTCAAATTGACGGTTATACCGATACTATTTGCGATACGGACAATATCTCGTAGCAAATCCTCTAAGAACTCTTTACTCTCGTGAATAGCGTAACTATCGTCCATATACCTACCGTAGAATTTCACACCCTTAACGATTTTGACATAGTTATCAATCTCCATCGGGTATGTAATTCCGGCGACCTGTGCTACTTGGTCTCCGATGTTTAGGTGTTTCGCCATAAACTTTTCGCCTGTAAGTAGCTTTCTGTCGATTGCTCCATGTTCGAGCGAGTTAAACACCGTATTCATACAGTTAGCGTATTCCTCGTCTGTCATATACGAAACATCGACTTTTGCGTGGTCGATTGTCTTTCTCAGAAGCCATAATGCGTGTTCATTATGAATAAACTGCTCAAACTGTTCGATTAAGTCCTCGTGTCTGATATTGTCGTAATACTTCGAGAAATCTATCAGTAGGATATATCCGTCATTTGTTTTGTGCTGAGAGTAATACTTACGAAGATGTACCAGCAGTCTTCGTCTTTGGAAGTCAATACCCTTGTGTGCAAGACTCGCTCCATTGTCATAAATCAGATATTTACGAATGATAGGTAGGAGCTGTTCATCACATAAGCTGTGTTTTACTATTCTGTCGGGTATTTGTTCGCCGCTGACATATCGTGTTTTACCTCGTTCCCTTAATACGAAATTCGTAGCCGGGAGAAATTCATACTCTTTATTCTCAACCTCCGTTTGTAACTTCGAGAGACCTAAGAGATAGGTCATTTCAAACTGTTGGACTTGTGGTTTCCAGTCACTTCCTTGTTTTGCTTTCACAAAAGCGTCATATAATGAATTTCCATCAAATATCTCACGCTGATAACCACAGTTCTCGTAAGAAGTGGTGTCGTGTTTAGCATTTACCATAAGGAAGGACAATCTCTCCTTTCTCTGTCCGCAAAACGCTCAAATGGCTATTTAATTGCGGAATTGAAATCGGGGCGAACACCGTTAGCGTTAGAAGCGTTGTTGTAGTTCGCATTACCGTTGTTGTTGACATTGGCAAAATTAGAAGCGGAATTAGAGATTGCCCCTTTGAATTTGTTGTCAGATTTTCTCCAACCTTTTATGAGGTTTATTTCCGTCTGTATTGCGTCCCCGAACCTTGTAAAACTGTTCACATCGACAGGGAGTGTTTCGATTGCATATTGCAATTCCTGTACGAGCTTATAACAATAACCAACAGCCCTGTCTTGGTGGAGTCGTCTTTCGACATATTCCTCCCAACAGGTAGGGTAAATACTGTTTGCAATATAAACCTCCTGTGTAATGTCTCTCAGACAGTCCGTAACGACCTTACGCTCGTCAGCGATAAACCACTCGTCAAAGGCTATCCAACGCTTCTTTAGCCTGTCGTAAATCTCTTTTTCTTTGTCGGTAAGTTCTTCATAACTTCTACCTCCGAGTCTCTTTTCAAGACGCTTCTCAGCTTTCTCGAAGCTGTAACCGAAATCACGAAGCAGTAAATCAGTAATGTCTCGTCTCAATTTATTCAAATGGTGGAAAACCTCAAACTGAGACGCTTTCCTTTTACTTTTCAATACTGACATAATTTAATACCTCACTTGTGCTTTACTTCGCCCCACAAGGGGGCGAAGATTTTTGATTAACAGATTGAGAAAGCGGGGCGAACACCGCCAGCGTCAGAAGCGGAGTTGTAGTGCGCAAGACCGGTGTGGGGGACAAGGGCAAAATGAGAAGCGGAAACTACATCACGCAACCAAAACCACGCTCTGTTAGAAATCATATCCGGTCTGAAAGCAAACAGCGGATACTGACTCTTATCTATGGTGTAACTGTTCGGAAGTGCCGAGCCATTACATACATTTCCGAAAATCTTACAACCGTACACATTCTGTTCGGTCATAAGCTCTACGGTACTGTCGTACCAGCTACCACCCGAAGCATAACCATCGGTAACTGCGTTCTGCAAATATTGTCTGTGATTGAGAATATGAGCAGAACCGAAAGCGGCATTGATTGTCTCTTTCGCCTGTGTCAGACCCTCGGTGTACATCTTCGAGCCGACATACGCACCAGTCGTAATGTTCGTATCGTTCATTACATGGGTGTACATATTACCGTCCGGCACAAGGACTACATGATGTGTGGTACAACTTGTATCGCCTGTCTGATAGTAGTAATCAAAAGCGGCAATTCGATATACCACGCTGTTAATCGTCCAGTAATCGCCGATGTACATATCATCGAATGTACCAGCCTTAATCGCCGCAAACTGTTCAGCGGTAACGGAAGTACCGAGGGATTTTCCTCTGTAAATTGCATTGTGCGAACCAGCGTTAGTAAAAAGCAGAGGGGCAATCTTACTTTCGATAGGTTCATTTACTTTGTTGGCAAGGTTCTGAAAAGTAATCTGTTTCAGACCTGTACCATCGTGGATAAGCAACACATTATCACTCGCCGGAGCAGTAATGATTGACAAATCCGTAGCTTTTTTGGTTTCAATAGCGATAGCACTCATAATTTTTATACCTCCTTATATTTCCAATCTGCTACGATTGCTACACCTACATCGTCTACAAGCAGTACAGTACCGCTATCATCAACAGCGATAGGAACAGTAAAATCATTCTGTAATGTCATGTATTCGAGGTTGCTCAGTTTACCGTCAATTTCTGTAATCTGAGACTGCAAACTACCAGCTACATCTTCGGATAACTGGTCTTTGACTGAGTTGAACCACGCTGTAAAGAGTGCCTGTTGTTCACTCTCAAAGGTGTTCATTTCTTGCCTGTAATCAGTCTTAATCGTATTGATTGCTTCGTCTCCCTCAGCCTTGAGGTCAGATACATAGTCCTCGAAGTCTGCCTGTGTGTTGTCGGCAGTCTCTTTGAAAAGCTCCTGTTGTATCGTGAAGTAATTTTGAAAAGCTGTGTACAGGTCAGTTCCGTTTTCGAGCATAGACATAATCGTATTCAATGCTTCATTCATACGGTTAGCGTCTTTTGCCCCGAAAAACGAGTTTTCTTTGTGGCTATATACGGTTACATCTTGGAGCGAAATCGTACCATCGTCATTGTTGAGCATATTGTACTTTTTGTAGCCACTCCAAACAGCGTCCGTATAATTAACAGGTAGTAATTCCCAAGCCATTTACAATCCTCCTTTCATTCCGAAATTCCATTGAAACATTCTCCTCCCCTCTGACTCATTCGTGAGTCTGTCGTAAAGGTCGAGTATGGCATTTTCCAGCCTGTTAAGCTCTGTGAAATCCATCGTCTTTCCGTTTGCTATGTAAACTGGTGGTGTACCATACGACCTCTTGAGGGTTTTTGCATTTATTGTTTTCAGATTATCTTCAAGCTGGTTAATTTCATCAGCATAGAAGTAATCAGCCGGGGTTCTGTCCGAACCGAGAGAAACAATGGAAAATTCGGTATAGAGAGTAATAGCAAGCTCTCTAAGGTAGTCGAGGTTGTTTTTGATACGGTTAAAATCGACAGCGTTAAATCTGTCCCCGGAGTACACACCGTTCTCGTCTGTCTCTCCGTACCAATCTGTTTTAGGTGTTTCCCAAGCCATTCTTAACCTCCTATTCTTCGAGCTGTAACCTTACCCGAAAAGCTCTGATTGAAAGTAATGGTCGCTCGATAAATGTTTACTTTCATTCCCTCGTGGAACTCGTTTTCTTGATATACAACATCGTTAGCGTCAATTTCCGGGTTGCCCCTCGTGTTGTACTCGTACTCGATACCAGCGGAGTAGTATTCTCCAAGCCATTCAGCAAGGTCTTGAGCCATTTCCATATCGCTTATCAGAGGATTTTCCCATTTGATAGTAGAACCTCTGCTACGAAGCGTTTTAACAGCGTATCGCTCGACAATCTTGTATCTGTGTCCGAAAATATCCAAGCGGAAAGTACCTGTAACATTGAATTTCAGCGTTATGTAGTAATTTCCCCAAGCCACGATAGAAACATTGTCGGAGGACTCATTAAGCGTAGCTCTGAAACCGTAAGACGCTTCTCCGATGTAGTAGGTCTCCGTTGTTCCGGCAGTTACCGTAGTTTCCTCGCTAACAAGACTTTCCTCAGCAGTACCACTCTGATAGCTGTAACAAGGAACGATAACCTCTTTTACAAGCTCCTGTTTGATAGCTTTAGGAGAGGAGGTCATATCATTTCGGGTCATAGTGAAGTCCGTAATATCCCCGAAAGCGAAATGATTGAGAACAATACGGTTATAAGGTTCTGCGGTCTTGGTAAACTCAATTTTCATTGTGTCGAAATCGTCAAAATCGTGTAGGATAATCAAACGCTGAGTAATTTCTTCATCAACTTCGTATTCAGTAACCAAGTTTCCGTCCCGGTAAGTACGAATTGTCATAGCCGCTGGGAGAGCGTGTCCGAAAATCATTTTTACACCGTAGTACATACAAGCCGCTTCTTGCACAATAGTAACAACAGGGTTTGTGGCAAAATTACCGTTTTCATCGGAAATCGCACTTGATACATAACCTGTGTTTAGACCGCCGCTATTATCACGAGGTAAGAAATACATACCTCCATTTGCAACGGTGTAATTCGTAGCGAGAGTAGCATACTCGGCTTTCGTGTCCTCGTTCAGAATGTTGCCAACCTGTGAGAACTCTGTTTCGCCATTGGACGATACAGACGCTTCGGGAGTGAAAGAGGACTTAATTTGGATAAGACCATTTCTCGTCTGAGAAAGAACACATCGACAAGCATTTGCGATAATCTGCAAGGCTTCTCTGTGCTGTACCCTCGGTAGAGGGTTCTTTGTGTACAATGTCTTTAAGTGAGGGTCGATATAATACTCTGTGTAACCAGCGTCTTGTAGAACTTCTTTCGCAATATCGAAATAGCTCTTTCCGGCACTCACATACAGACCTTTGTAATACTCGGAGTTCATAGTACGGAAAATATCTTGACAGCGAATTGTTGCTGTGTAATCGTCCGACTCCCATTCGGAACAGAGCAAGTGATTACCCTTGACCCATTCGATTTCGTCCGAGTTCGGGAGCTGATAACCGTAATAAATCTCCATTTCCTGTCCTGTTTCGAGGAAGTTAATAGCGGATTTCGGGTTATCAACATTAAAATAATGGTCGTAGTTTTTAAGCTGTACCGAGAAGTCAATCTGCGGTACATCTGCCCCAACAGGGGATATATAGCTCTCAAGAGAAGAACCGATAACGGAGTCATTGTAGTAAACAAGACCGTAACCAAATCGGATATAATAAATCCTTAATCTGCTCTGAGGTTTTTTCATACTGTAAAAAATCAGCTTTACATAGGTTGTGTTTTCAAGCACTTCCTCTGTACTGAATACGGACTCGGTATTACCTCGAAATTCGATTGTCTGACCGCTACTACTTTTCATATCAAAGTCAATCGGGTAGTTCTCTCCAAAATTGATTGTGATACCTTTGAAATCCGTAGCCG